AAAAGAACAATATATGATGTACTATAATATTTTAGAAAAAATGCCTGAAAAAGCAAAAGAAATTATAGTTGACAAACACGAGCTTGAACGTCTTTATTATTCTTATTTATCATTGTACTAATTATTTAATTTTATTATATTATATTATGAGTAAAAAATCTTGTAGACATAGACGCAAATCTAGACGCAGTCATAGACATAGAACCCAAAAAGGAGGATTGGTAGATGCTGATAGAGCGCGTTTAACTGAGTTAGGATTTACAGAGCAAGATATAAACTATTTATTTGAACAAAATCCAGATATGATGATAGAATTTTTTGAGAATTCTGTAAATCCTCCACCCAATAATCCTTTTTTTCCGGTTCCACAAACGCCTGCTGCTATTATGACAGCAATAAGAGAAAATGATGCACAAGACTTTGGTCCAGTTACAAATATTGAGGAGGTGGATCAAGACGAAGGTGTTACAGATAATGAGTTTTCACAATCGTATGGCGGCAGAAGAAGGAGGACTCACAAGAGAAGACGGTCGCACAAACGCAGGACGCACAAGAGAAGCCGGACGCACAAACACAGGACGCACTAAACGGTAGGAATAAAATCCCAATCAAGTTCTTGGCATATTTTTTTCCATACCTCATCTTGATCAATTATTTTTTCTCTATCTTTCAGCATATTTATTTCGCCTATGTACTGCGTTTCATCTAGCAATTCAAGAAGCTTTAACAAAATATAGTTATAACTTAAAAAATTAACTCGATAATCAGGACAATGTTTAGCATATGGCTCTTGTATATCCATAAATAAATTACAAAGCATTTCTTCTAATTCAGGACTAAATACAGGCGGTTTTATACCTAATTTGTTCTTAATAAAAGCAATATGCTCATAATAATCATTATATTCCAATTTTCGTAGAATTTCCTTCATAGTTGTGTATTTAAGCTGTTCTAACGACAATCTTTCTTTTTTAATTTGGTGTTGTATTTTTTGTATTAATTCATCTGGAATATAGGTAGTTTCTTTTCCTTGAAATTGTGCCAATATTTCTTTGAAATGGTTTATTTTTTTATAAGCATAAAAACTAACTTCTTTAGGTGGCTCTTTATAACTTGGCTTTTCATTTTCTATCAAATAAGGAATATGAACAGCACATTCATTACATATTAATATGCCCTCATCATCTAATGGAACCATTTCACCTTTTCCACAATGTTGACATATATCAGTTTCTCGCACAAATAAATTCATATCTAAAAAAGTTTCGTCTATATTAGTCAAGTATTTTTGAACAATGTTATCACACGCTTCGCTTTCTTCTTCTTCACACATTTTTTCGCTTCCTGAATCTTGTTTCACTTTAAACATACTAAACAGTAATTGATTTTTGCTGGTCAATGGTTTAGCAGATTCACCAATATTATTTATGTTTTTCTTTGATTGAAAGTATTCAAAAATGTATTTAGAGTTATCAAGATAATAATTGATTTTCTTATCTTTTAATTTTTTTATTGAGGCTGTGATTTCAGATATTCTATCACGCATTTCCATTATTTCTTCTATCGTCATATTAGCACTGTTTTCAAGTGATAACTTAATTTGATGTCTTTCTTCTTTTAATCTAGGTATGTCATCCATTTCGTTTTTAGCAAATTCATTTACAAATTCAGTATGTTTACCATCTAATGTAGACGAATATTTTTTACATACTTTTATTTTTTTGGTGGCTTTAGTCTTGAATGAAGGCATTTATTTTATAAATATAAATAACTTAAACTATTTAATTGAATATTTTAGAAAAGATATAAACTATTAATTAGATTTTAATGTAAATGATCTAGCAAATTAGTTAAAATTATTAATAATTTATGAGAAATAATTTTAAGTATGGTAGATGTAGTCATTGATATCGATCAAAACAATTTAGAAATAAATAAAATAACTTTTCAAAAAATGTGCTTTTTATTCAACGCATTGGACAATGGCTGGACTATTAAGAAAAGAAAAGATTCATACATTTTTACGAAAAATCACGAAGGTAAGCGCGAAATATTTAGCGATGACTATTTAGCTATGTTTATGAAGGAAAATTCCGATATTAATAATCTACTTTGTTAGTTTATGTAGGATAATAACTAAAATAATTGTTTATTAAGTTATTTCCCGATTTTTTTTTCTTTTAGGAATGTATAATCATGGCCGGTGGACTGATGCAACTAGTAGCGTATGGTGCTTAATTTGGCTTGGGCACCAACAGTGAGCTGCTGTTATGGTTCACATATCACCATAACAGGTAAACAGTGTAAATATGTGGTTAAATTTAACAATTTAACATGTAACTCGCTAGTAAACATAATTAAATGTTTGCGAGATAGCCAAATTGCGGGGACTTCCTTAGAGCTTTAACTACTTCTTATATATGGTGACATATATAATACCTTTGGAGAGAGACCATTGGCATAGTAAAAATGTTAAAGATTGGATAATCCGCAGCGAAGCGACTCATTTCGTACCACCTTTTAAAAAGTAGAACTAAATTATTGGTTCCATTTTTATAAAGGTTAACGTCATAATATTGACTCCACCTGTTTAAAAGGTGGATGCAGAAATGAGTTGAACGTTCAACGAGTAGACGGTTGTCGGGTTTTAATGATGGCGCTAGCAACGCTTGAAAAATCTTAAGGTGTACTCTGGCCCTTCAAGAAATTGTTGGGATACCAATGCAAGATGTGTACCTTTCTGGGAATCCTCAAATTACATTTTGGAAAGTAACTTATCGCAGATATACAAATTTCGCGATAGAATCTATTGAACAGACCTTCAATGGACAAGCTGATTTTGGACGTCGTGTCCAATGTACCATCAGCAGAAACGGTGATCTTGCTTATAGAACCTATTTACAAGTCACCTTACCTGAAATTAACCAACTTATGGGTATCGCTTCCTTTGCCGCTGGCACTGGATCCGGTGTCTATGCCCGTTGGTTAGATTTCCCAGGCGAGCAATTGATTGCTCAAGTTGAAGTCGAAATTGGTGGTCAACGCATTGATCGTCAATACGGTGACTGGATGCACATCTGGAACCAATTGACTATGACTTCTGAACAAGAACGTGGTTACTTCAAGATGATTGGTAACACCACACAATTGACCTTCATCACTGATCCTTCTTTCTCTGAAGTCGATGGTCCTTGTGATTCTTTGGCACCACGTCAAGTTTGTGCTCCACGTAACGCTCTTCCTGAAACTACTTTATATATCCCTCTTCAATTCTGGTTCTGTACCAACCCTGGTCTTGCTCTTCCATTGATTGCCTTGCAGTATCACGAAGTCAAGATTAACTTGGATATCCGTCCAATTGATGAGTGTTTGTGGGCTGTTACTACATTAAGCTGCAACAACAGTGGTGCTGACATGACTAAGCAACCTGCTGCTTACGCCCAAGGTCAGTATGCTCCTGGACGCCCAGTCCCAGCTGCTATTGCCTATAACCAATCTTTGGTTGCTGCTTCTTTGTACGTTGATTATGTCTTCTTAGATACTGATGAACGTCGTAGATTCGCCCAAAACCCACACGAGTATTTGATTACTCAGTTACAATTCACTGGTGATGAATCTGTCGGTTCTTCATCTAACAAGATCAAGCTTAACTTTAACCACCCTGTCAAGGAATTGATTTGGATTGTTCAGCCAGATCAAAACGTGGATTACTGTTCATCTCTTGTGTGTGATGCTTTGTTATTCAAGGTTCTTGGTGCTCAGCCATTCAACTATACCGATGCCATCGATGCTCTTCCAAATGCTATCCACGCTTTTGGAGGTCCAGCTGCCTTAGCTGCTGATTCTCGCTCTTATATTGATGCTCAAGGTTTGTTTGATGATGCCGGTGCTCTTGACTTTGATATCCCAGTCGGTTTAACTGGATACTGGAACGGTCCTGGAGACGCATATACCCAACCAAACTTTGGAGGTCATAGCGTTGCTGCTACAAATATCGCTGATGCTGTTTCCGCATTACAACGCAGTCACAATGAAAACTCCACTGTCTCAGATGCTGGTACATTCGTCCTTACTGAGACATCATTGGACATGCACTGTTGGGGTCAAAACCCTGTTGTCACTGCCAAGCTTCAATTGAACGGCCAAGATCGCTTCTCTGAGCGTGAAGGAAGTTACTTCTCTTGGGTTCAACCATACCAATCACACACCCGTTGCCCTGATGAAGGTATCAATGTTTACTCATTTGCCCTTCGCCCAGAAGAACATCAACCAAGTGGCACCTGCAACTTCTCCAGAATTGATAACGCCACTCTTCAGTTGGTCTTGTCTAATGCTACTGTTGAAGGTACCAAGACTGCTAAGGTCCGTGTCTATGCCACCAACTACAACGTCTTGCGTATTATGAGTGGTATGGGTGGATTAGCATATTCTAACTGAGCGGTTTGGGTGGTTTTACAGCATTTATATAAATATATTTTATTTAATATTACCCAACACTACTTAAAGACAATGTGTTTAATTATATCATAATATGAATATTAATAAAATTGATTCATATTCTGCAACTCAAAATACGTTTAACGACGTAAAAATGAAACCTATTTATGGGACAAATACAGAATTAAAGTGTGGAACAATTAGTTATGGTGGAAACTTTTACTTACTTGATTACGAGGATAAAGATAAAATTATAAATTTCAATAAAAACTTTGTATTTGTCAATAGCGAAAATGAAATTTATCCTTCATACGCATATAATTATAAACGATTTACATATTTAGATTTATTGTTTAATTTTAACGAAGAAACATCATATTATCATTTTAAGAATGGAAACAAATTTGATATAAGAAGAAGCAATGTTGAAATATATCATCATTATCACAAAAATATTATTC